TCATAAAGTTCCATCTAAAACTGAAATTCGTGAGATGCTTAACTTAACTGGTTATGAAATTTCAGATGATAGTTTTAATACTTTGCTTGGTGTAAATCTAGGAGAATACAATTACGAGTTTTTAACTAAATACACAAAGTCTTTTATCTTAATTAAGAATCTTAACTCTTCAATTATTGATATTTTATCTTTCTTAAAGACTACTGAAATTAGTCCAGAGAACGTTAATATTATTACGGATCAGGTAAGAACTAAATTAAATACAAACCTAAATGTATCTTTTAGTAATGCTGAATCAGGTCTAAACTTCTTTAATGCAGTCGATCACGTTCAGGTTTCTAAAACTGGTACTCCAACTGGATTTCCATTCTTTGATAAAACCCTAGGCGGTGGATGGAACCCAAAAACATTAGTTGTTTTCCAAGGTCGTCCTAAAGTAGGTAAGTCGATGGTTCTTTCAAATATTGCAGCTCGAGCATTTATGTCAGGTTGTCAAACTGGCGTTGCAACACTTGAATTAGCTGATACTAAATACATGAAACGTTTAGGATCAAACATCTTAAATATCCCATATAATCAATACAATGAAATTACCTCAACTGATCGAACTCAATTAATTGAAGCAAAGATCGAACAGTTTAAGCAAAGTGGATCTCAGCCAGGAGAACTTTGGGTTAAGGAGTTTGCAACAGGTAGTGCAACTGCAGTTGATATCGAAAACTATTTCTTAAAAGTTCAAGAGAGTACAGGCAAACGATTACAAGTTGTAGTGGTTGACTATATTAACTTGATGAGACCTATGCGTGAGCAAGGAAATACTTATGAAAAGATTAAAGTAATTTCTGAAGAATTGCGTGCAGTTGCTCAACGAAATGAATGGACTATTATTACTGCAACCCAAATTAAACGTGATGCGGTTGATGATCAAGATATTGGAATGTCAGATATTGCTGAATCATTTGGTCTGGTTCACACAGTTGACTCTCTCTATGGATTGATGAGAGGTCCAATGGAAAAAAGAATTAAAATCAAGGTTATTGCTAACCGTGATGAAGGCTACACAGAAAGCTTTAAAATGTATCGAATGTTCTATGATTTTTCTAGACTTGTAGAAGAAACTGATCCAGCAAGCGAATACTACTCTGATGACGACGATATTTCTTCAATTGAAGATGATTTGCGTCAACAATATGCAAATGTCCAAGTTAAACCACAGTTGACAGTTGCTCCTAGTATCAAAACGTTTGGTGAACATGAAGATATTTTAGGAGATTTATAAAAAAACTACAATACTATGTGGAAGAAAAAAACTAAAGAAGAGGATCTATTCATCAACGAAGGCGATGAGTGGTCAGCTTTAGATGGAGATGATTTTGATGGATTGGATCAAGTTGAAGGAGATGATGAAGATTCTGATGAGCTTGGTCATATCGATCAAGAGTCAATTGATGATGAAGATGAGGCTCGATACCAACAACACTTAAAACTAAAGAGAGAAGATAAGATCTTTAATAACTCTTGGAATAGTGGAGAGGGTTTAAGCGATGAAATGTATCATAACACTGGAATTCGGTTGGATCCTGGTCATACTGATAGCCACCTATTAGATGGGGCTTCATATGATAAGTACATGGATAAAGTTATTATTGAAAGGGATCTAAATACTATTGCAAATAATGATGAAGTTCTAATTAACCTAATGGGAATTTCACTTGAGGGCAGAAAGTTTACAAAACCTGAAATCAATCTTGCTTTTTCTAGATTATGTACTCTAGTTAGAGAAAATAATAAAACTACGTTTATTGGACCAATTGATGTATTAGATTTTGTTTCAATGATTTCTCAAATGGATTTTAAAAGATTATTTGAATCTCTTGAATATGAGCACAAAGAAGTTCTCCTATTAGAACTTAATAATAAATTTGGAATACTAGACGGTAAGGTTCGATTTAAAAAACTATTTTAATGAAGTTAAACAATATAAACAAAATATTTTTAGTAGGAGATTTACACTTAGGAATTAGAAATAATTCAGTAGAGTGGGCAGATATCCAAAAAGAATTTCTTTTGGAGGTTTTGCCTAAGACTGCTCAAGAAAATGGGTTTAATCCAGAAACAGATATCCTTATTTTAGAAGGAGATATTTTTCATTCCAGAGAATCTATTAATGTTCGTATTCAAAACGATTCAATGGAAATTTTTGAAAAACTTTCTAAGGTATTTAAAAGAGGTATTTTCATTATTTTAGGAAACCATGATGTTTATTATAAAGATTCTAACCAAGTTAATTCAGTTAGACACCTAAAACACCTTTCTGAAAATATTCATGTGTTTGAGAGCCCAGAAATCTTAACTATAAACGATACTGAAAATTGGTTAATGCTTCCTTGGGTTGAAGACACCAAAACTTTAGGTAGTTATGTTGCAGATTATGCAGGTATGTGTAAGCGTATTGTTTGCCATGCAGATATTAAAGGCCTTAAGTTTAATAGATGGACTAAAGTTGAGCATGGATTAGAGATTACTGCACTATCCCAGTATGATAGGGTTTACTCTGGTCACATCCATCATAGGCAAGAACAAGATAATATATTGTATACTGGAACTCCTTACCAGATGGACAGGGGTGATCGTGGGAACACTAAGGGTTATTACATAATAGATGCTAAAGATAACTTTAAAGAAACCTTTATAGAGAACCAGACATCACCAAATTATGTCAAATACGATATCTGCGAATTATTAGATATGAATCTTAATCAGTTAACTTCTCTTTTGACTAATAATTTTGTTGATGTTATGATTGAAATTAATCTATCCAATAAGATTCCAATCAGCCAGTTCTTAACTGTTTTAGAACAAGTTAAGTATAGAAAGGTTGAATTTTTTACATACACTAGCGATTCGTCTGATACTACACCAACTGAAATTTCTCTAGATCTATCAAGTTCAGATAAATTTGATGCATTTGAGATCTTTAAAACATATTTAAATTCAAAACAATACACTCAAAGTATGAAAAAGGATCTAGTTACTAAATTCTTTGAAATACAGGAGAGAGCAAAACAAGAGAAAGATTATGCTTAATATAGGACTTTCAAATAAGGTTAAATTTGAACTAAATACAACCGACGGTTTTCCTCGTGCGATTGCAACAAGTCGAATTCTTCAAGGGGAACCGATTGAAACAGTTTGTGCCCATGACGTAAATCTAGTAGAGGGTGCAATGATATTTAAAATATCTCGTGCATTTGCAAACTGTCTTAAACCCAATCCAGTAAAAATTCAAAAACTAAACTCTACATTAGAGGAAATAGTCTCTGCTAAAAGAAAAGAACTTTTAGAGTCGGGTGAACTTGTTTCTCAAGAAGATTTAGAAAATCTTACTCAAAGTGAAGAAGTTATTGGAAAATTAAATGAGTTCCATTGGATGGACTTTTTGACTGGGTTTGTTTCTCTGTATACAGTAGCAGACTTTCCAAATGCCGATGTTGAATGGAATGAATCTATAAAAACTTGGCAAGTGGTTGCAACGACTGAAATTTTACCAGATCAAATAATTAACTTACCTAAACCTAAAGAAGAATGAAAATAAAGGAATTTGCATTTAAGAATATTTGCTCATATGGAAATAAGGTTCAGACTTTTAAATTTTCAGATGATCCAAATTTAATTTTAGTCCAGGGTACAAATGGATCGGGTAAGTCTAGTATATCAGATGCCCTAACTGTATCAATCTATGGAAAATCTGGTATTAGGAAAATCAAAGAGATACCTAATCGAATTAATAAGAATGCTTATACTTCAGTAAAATTTGTTGCAAACAATGGAGATGAAGTTGAAATAGAAAGAGGTATTGAACCTAACTTTTCTAAGATATTAATTAATGGCAATGATTATAATTTACCAGATAAAAGACGAGTTGATGAATTTATTGAAGAAGAACTAGTTAAAATTCCATTTAACGTTTTTTCTAATACAATTTCTCTTTCTGTAAATGATTTTAAAAGTTTTGTTAAGCTGAGCCCAGCCGACAAGCGTAAAATTATTGATAAGATTTTTGGTTTAGACTTAGTTAATGATATGAATCAATTGGTTAAGGAAGATGCCAAAACAGTTAGAGGAAAACAGACGGCTAGCCAAACTGCTCTTACTAAAAATCAACATTTATTAGAACAGTCAGTACAACAGTTATCTAATTTACAAGAAGACTTAACTCAAGAAAAGGAAAATCGAATTATTCAATTAACTGATATCTTAACTAGAGCCAAAACTAAACAGGATGAGGTTAAGGTTTCGTATGCTGATCTTAAAACAAAATTAGACTCTGCTAAAAATGAATTAAAAACTGCTAGGGAATCTAAATCGTCTTGCACCTTTAATATTGCAGAAATCGATAAGAAACTAGCAATCTATGCAAAGAATAAATGCCCGCACTGTTTAAGTGATCTTACCGATACTGTACATGCAGGAATTAAACAGCAATTAGAGGAAAATCGATCGCGCTTTCAAGAAGATCTTTCCCCAATTGCAACTAAGATTGCTGAAATCGAATCTAGCTCTAGAGAACTTGAATCATCTCAAGAAAAATTTAGAAATGATCATGCTAAATTATCATCAGCAATAGATTCAGCAAAAAGAGAACTTGATTCGCTAACTCAATCTCAAGATTCAGAAAAACAGACACAATATCTTCAAAAAATTATTGATCAGTTAAATGAAGAAATTGAAACAACCAAAACTGAAATTGGAGATCTAGAAAAGGAACTATCAGTTAATCAGGAGCTTGAAGTAATTCTTTCTGATAATGGAATGAAACGAATCCTAATGAATCAAATTATTCCACTTCTTAATAAGAATATTTTAAGAACTTCTAAATTGCTTGAGTTTAAATTTGCATTTGAGTTTGATCTTGAATTTAATCCAATTATTACTCACCTTGGTATGCAGATTTCACCAGAATCTCTATCAGCTGGCGAACAAAAGAAAATGAATCTAATTGTTCTTTTATGTATATTGGAATTAATTAAAATGAAAAATAATAAAATTAATCTACTCTTCTTAGATGAGATCTTTTCTTCTCTAGATTCTGTAAGTATTTACAAAGTAGTTGATTTATTAAAAACATTTGCTAAAAAGCATAACATGACAGTATTTGTGATCTCCCATGATCCATTACCAGAAGAGTTTTTCGATATTAAGTTATTTGTCGAAAACAAAGACCATTTTTCTGATATAAGAGTAAATTAATATAGAACTATGCATACTTACAAAGGAACATCATTTGCGGAAGCTTATCAAAAGTCATTAATTGATTTAATGGATAACGGTGACTTGTGCGAAACACGAGGAACGACTAGTAGAGAATTATTAAATGTTTCTCTTGAAATAACTGACCCAAGCCAGTGCATGTATACAAATATGTCTAGATCTACCCAGACTAAATATATTGCAGCTGAATTTTTATGGTATTATGCTGGTCGTAATGATGTAGCATTTATTTCAAAATATGCAAAATTTTGGGAACAAATCCAAAATCCCAATGGAACTGCAAATTCTGCATATGGCAATCTAATCTTTAAACCTAAATCACTAGGCGGAATTACTCAATATGAATGGGCAATTGCGTCTTTGGCTAAAGATAAAGATAGCCGTCAAGCAATTTTACACTTTAATACACCAGAGCATCAATATAATGGAAATAAAGATTTTGTGTGTACAATGTATGGAATCTTTCATATTAGACATAATAAGCTAAATTTTAGTGTTTATATGAGATCTAATGATGCAATTTGGGGTACGCCAACTGATGTTGCATTTTTCTGTTCACTTCAAATGCAAGCACTTGCTCATCTTAGAGAATTTTATCCAGAATTGGAATTAGGTACATATACTCATCATGCAAATTCTTATCATATTTATGATAGGCATTATGATTTAGTTAGTCGTATGTTATTAGGAGAGTTTGTTCCAAGCAGACTTCCTTCAATTAAGACAAATCTGGTTTCTATGTCAGGCCATCCAACACAAGAGTTTTTGGATATTTTTGAATTTATCGAAGAGGGTCAAGATGATATTTTAATTTTACAAGAAAAAGATGATCTATTAACTTGGATTGTAAATCAATTTGAAGCATGATAACTAGATACGATATTGTATACATGAAAATGGCCTCAGAATGGGGACAGTTATCTAATGCTAGAAGAAAAAAGGTTGGAGCCCTTCTTGTAAAGAATAATACTATTATTGCCGATGGTTATAATGGAACTCCATCTGGTTTTGAAAATGAGTGTGAAAATCCAGTATTCGATGAAGAGGGTAATTTTTTAAATTATGAAACAAAATGGTATGTTTTGCATGCTGAATCAAATGCTTTAGCTAAAGTTGCAAAATCTACACAATCTTCTGAGGGTTCTACTCTATATGTTACAATGTCTCCTTGTAGAGAATGTAGTAAATTAATTCTACAAGCTGGAATTAAAAGAGTAGTTTATTCAGAATCATATAGAGACTCTGCCGGTCTCGATCTCTTAAAAAAGGCAGGGGTTGATGTAGTTCAGATCGTTCCAGATTCTGAATAAAAAAAGTTATCTATATTTTGACAGAAGATATTGCAACCAGAGAATTAACTATTGTTTTTGTAAGAGATTATAAAACGTTCGTTGAACACTTTTCTAAAAAATGTAAAAGTGACTATGTTCTTAATATTAATAAGATCATGAAAGAAAAATTTCAAACAGAAGTCTTTATTCCAAATAAAGTTCAAGCATTCTTATTAAATTATGAAATTTCTAAATTAATTGATAAAGTAATAAAAATAAAAAATCAGAAATATTCTAGATTGATTTATTTAAATACTGAGCTTTCTCCAACTGGAATTCTAAATTCAATTAATTTCTTAAAAACTACATACAGTTGGGTTGATTTTGACTTTACTGTAATTGATCCAGATAAGGAATTTCAATCCGTTCTAAAAGACATAAAAAAAGGAGATCATTGATCTCCTTTGTAATTTAAATAGATTTTAATATTATTCTTCGTCTTCGTCAGTCGATTCTTCTTCGTCCTCTTCTGGCATTTCTGAAACTTTCTGAATAGCTGCTTTAAATATTTCAACGCACTCATCCTTTTCGATTTCCATCTTTTCGCAAGCAATTTCTAAAATTTCTTTTAGTTCATCGCTAAACTCTTCAATAAACATTTCAAGAGCTTCTTCGTCGATTTCTGGTTGATCTTCTACTTGTGCATCATCTAAATCATCAACTTCTTCTTCAAACATATAATTTTCAAATTGAGGAACATGACTTTCTTTTACAATAGTAACTCCCATTGCTGGAGGTGTATTTAAAGGTTCTTCGATTTTAATTTTGGCAGCACGACTTGGTACATCACTATGAAATGCTTTCCAATAACCATCATTATTATGGTTTTTACCGCCATTTTCAAAATTAGCGTCTCTTTTTGCGATATTAGTCCACTCTTTTAAAGATTTTCTTTTTGATTTATCGAATGGCTCAGTTTCATTAGGTCCACCGAATGCAGGAGCTTTCATGTCCATAAATCTTTTAAAGTCTTTAACGTCGTTACTTTTTAGGTTAAAAATATCCATTTGGCTTTGGTTTTAAATTTTTAGAATTGTCCATTTCTAGTTTCAGTGTAGCTATCAGCAACAAAGTTAAACTTAGCAGTGTAGATACCGTCTGAACTATAATCCAATTTCATTTCTTCAGTTAGGTTACTATCTCCATAAACAAATACTGGAGAAAATGTAAACTCTCTGTAGATATCACCAGCTCTATTGTGTACACCTACATAAATGTTGGCACCGTTTGGAGCATAGTCTTTTTTAAGACCTTGACGACCGGTCAATGGATCGTATACTAGGTTCGCCCAAGCTCTAAATTGGTTATAAACATACATTTCATTTGCATCATTTAAGTTAACTTCAAATGTTACTGTTAGTTTAGCACCAGTTTCTTTAGGAGCAGCTGCAGCAAAATATCTTTTAGTAAATCTATACTTTTGTTCTGCTAAAGTACCTGTACCTGCTTGTTCTGGCAATCCAGATAGATCTTTTACGTGTTCAACCAATAGCGGAGTAATTGCACCGTTGTTGATTGAGTTAGGAGGAGTAATAATTACCGTAAACTGGTTAAGGTATAACGGTTCAAATAGATTACGACCTACTGTTGAATTTTTAAAATGTGGTAAACCTGCCATTTATATTGGACCTTTTTGTTTATTTATTCATTGAATTATGCTTTATCTCGACGTTCGTCTTCCTCCCATTTGGTAAGAAGCTTTCTAAATTCAGCATCTTTTTGTTCTTGTGTCATGGTTTTAGCTCTATCGCTAAATTCCAATTCACTTATTCTGCGTCTTAATTCTCTAGCACTAACTTCATTATAAGTTTTAGCTGAGTGAGTTGCAGCAAGCGATTCATTACCGCTTATTTCTAGATCTAGTGTTGGAATAACTGCAACAATTAAATTACCTGGATATTTAGGATCGTCAATTTGAAAATCTTCCAATTTCATATCAAAGCTTGCTCCAAATAATTTAGTTAAACCAGTTGATGCTGGAGTAACTGTTATTGTGAATTTATCAGCATTTGATAATTTATCATCACCAAGGTCCTTTAACATATTATTAGACATTAAGTATCTAAACTTAATATTCTTTTCGCCAGAACCTTCTTCAATCATTCTGAGTTTATCAGTTTTAATTGTTACATAATAGTTACAACAATCCTCTTCCGGCTTTTCTTCAATTGTACACTCCTTTTCAACCTCTTCTAAGGTTTTATAAGGACCTGAAGCAAGTTTAACCTTTCCTTTTTCTTCAATTTCAGTTCCTATTAGGGAATCTGCGGTCGGTGCAGCTTTTCCAGCTTCAAACTCAATTGTGTGAATTACTTTAGAATCGTCTTCCATTGTTAAACAGTAGAAAGCAGATTCATTTGGAGCAGGTAGGAGTTTTTGCTCTTCTGGTTCAGGATCCTTTGCATATTGGCTTGCATCGTATGGAATTGTTGCAGGTAAACCTGGTTTTTGAGTAACTGCCGGTAGTCCAGGCTTTTGTGTTACTGCAGGTAATCCTGGCTTTTGTGTGGTTGCAAGTTCTCTACTTCCTTGAACTGCAGGCAAATTTGATCCACCTGCTGGAAGTTCCAATGCTTCATTTTTAGTAGAATCTGTACTCTTCTTTGAATTAACATGACCACAAATTACTTTGTGGATTTCAAGAAGAAGCTCTCTAATTTTATCAGCACCAGTATATTTGACATAGGTTGAATTACCATATGCATCTACGAAATCTAGATCAGGGTACACATTAAAGTTATGCAAAACGGTTTTTTGTTCGTTTTGATTCCATTTTGGCTCGCAGTCTTTAACTTGCCATTTAATCTCGTGACTTTGGAAAATTTCGCAAATAACGCTCATTTAATTATGCTTGTGGTTTTTCTCCTCTAAAGGCTTTACCTTTATTGGAATCTTTTCTTTCTGGATCAACTGGTTTATAGTTTGCCCAAATTTCATTGTATATTCTACAGCTTGCACCCATGAAATTAATAATTCCAACGAATTTCTTACGATCATCTCCAGTCATTCTAGAAACTTTCTTTCCAATACGACGTGCATCATCAAGATCTAGTTCTTCTTCATCATCTTTACCTACTAATTCTTTAAGAGAATTTCTAGATTTTTCATTGATTGCAACAAAAGACTCGAATGTCATTGATTCGCCAGCATATTCTGATTCATGATCAGATGCATATGACTCAAAGCGATCAAGCTCATCCCCAGTCATTAGACCGATAGAATACGATACAAATCTTTCATAAAGATCTGCTCTTTCTTGCATTGGCACGCCAACTTCGTCCATGTACTGAACAATGCTGCGAGGTATACTTAATGTAATCCTCATCGAGTTTTTAATTATTTTTGTTTCTTAGCCATCTGAGCGTCAACTGACTTAGAGATAGCCTTTCCTTTGATAACTAAGTTACCGAATGCAGGATCAACTGACTTAGTGATAGCTTTACCTTTAGGGGTTGCTTCAGCAAAGTTAGAATTAACTGACTTAGAGATTTTAGAACCTTTAGCAGCCTTAAGATCAGTCATTTTTGCATCAACTGATTTTTTAATGCTAGAACCTTTAGGCATATCTAATTTAGCCATTTTAGGATCAACGCTTTTTCCTAATCTAGCACCTGCTGCAGGCATAACTGCTAAGTTTTGGTTAACTTTTTCGTTTAGGAATTCTGTGTAAGACAATACTGGGTTTGCCATTTTATTGTTTCGTTTTTTTAATTACTCGATCTTCCCTGATCACTCCTGGTCTCTTCAATCTTGCAATATGAGTATTCATATTAAAAAGAAATTAAGGCCGACAGAGGTCTCAGAGTAAATACTTTTTATAATTACCTAATTAGACAATTATTTTAGTTATTTATCTGACCTCTTAAAATAAGAAAGCCCTCCGAAGAGGGCTTTACTTTTATTATTAAGTCAATTAAGATTAACCTAAGAAAGAGATACCAGTTGTGTTATCAGTTGAGTTGTTTAGGATGCTAAACTGAACATACTGAGTTTGTGGATGCCATCCAGCTTCAACCAATGCGTATCTTGACTTCATACCGATTTTCGGAGAGAATGTACCCTCAGAAATAGTTTGAAGAGATTCAGCCATGATATAAGGCATGAATTTAAGTCCTGGCTCTTCGTCTGCACCTTTACGACCGATAAGAACAGTGTTGTCATCGAAACGTAAGTTTGGATCAACATAGATAGTTAAACCGTGAACTTTACCAGCAGGGTAAAGAGTTCCAGCAGCAGAACCTAAATCATTGTTGAATGGAGCGATAGAGTAACCAGCAGCATCAGCCATAGCAGATGCAACTTTAGCAGAAACTACTGCGAAAGTACCAGCACCGAAACGAGCTCTGTGGTAAATTAAGTTAGCAGATTCAAGAATCTTAGTAACTAATTTTCTTTGAGAAGTCGTTACGTTTTCGAAAGTACCAGTACCTGGTTGAACGAAAACTTTATTAACGTAACCTTCAGCTGAAGCAGCTGCAGTTGCGTGAGTTGTTGCTAAGTTTTTAACTTTAGAAACGATTTCTTTGTTGATTGTTTGAGCAAGCTCGTTAACAGCAACATTCTCTAACATAGAGATTGCGTCGAAATTCCAAACGCGGTTAAGGTCTTGGATTTGCTCAACTGTTGCAGAGATAGAAACTTGAGAAGTTTTAGCCTCAACAAACTTAGTGAACATTTTAAGACCCATTTGACGAAACTTAGAAGTTTCACCAGCACCTCTTGACATAGACTGAGTGTACTCAGTTCCAGCTAAGAAAGGACCAGTTACTGCAGGAGAACCATCAGCCCAATCAGCATCACTTAATGAAGTGAAACCAGAGATGTGGTTTTCTAAAGCAGATACTAATTCAACATCACTAACAGCAGTAGCGATAGATGCAGTAACAGCTTCTTGAGCTACAGTAACGCTAGCGTCAGTACCAGTAACAACTTTGTAGATGAATTTACCATCTAAACGAGATTTACCAACTTGGATAAAGTCTGTACCGTTTGCAGTTGCAGCTGGGTTAGCTACGTCAAGGTTAGTTTTGATCAAATACGGTTCGAATTCAGATCCAACGTTACCACCTTGGTAAACATAATCCAAATAAGGTAAGAAACCAACTGGAGAATCCATAGGAACTACACCAACTAGGTCGAAACCAATTGTTTTAGCTGCTACTTGAATAGCAACAGGCAATAAGCTAGGGAATTTATCGCCAGAACCGTTTGCACCTGTTGTAGGAGCTAATGGGTTACCGATTGAACTGATAGAACCTGGTTGTTGATAGAATAAACCTGGAGCAACAGCAGCTTCGTTGATTGCACCTGCGTTTTCGAACATTGCGTGATAGTGGCAATAATCTACTAACCAAGGACGTGAATCTGCGTTTACACCATAGCTTTCTAAAACCGGAGTCCAAGTTGACTTAACAGAAGAATCGTTTAGTCTTTTAAATACTTTTGTAGACATTTTGTTTTAAAAATTTTTTAGTTTTGTGCTCTTCTTTTTAGAGCGTCGAGGTATGCATTACCATAACCTCT